GGTGAATGATTTTCCAAATGCTACTGAGTTTTTTAGACAATATTATATTTCACAAGAATTTCAAGGTGGTCCTAGCGATTTAATTTCTAACTTTGATCAATATCTAAGATCTGATAATCTTGTTCCTGAAGTAGTTACTGGAACCACAAGTTTATTATCTGATGTTACAGAAACAGATACTACTATTTCAGTTTCAAGCACTAAAGGTTTTCCTTCAGAATATGGATTACTAAAAATAGATAATGAAATTATATCTTACACTGGCATTACACCCACATCTTTTACAGGATGCATACGTGGATTTAGTGGTATAAGTGGATATAACGTTGGTATATCATCATCGCTTCTTGAAATAAATCGAGAAAATTTAGTTTTTGAGGATACAACTGCAACATCTCACAGTTCTGATAGTACGGTCACTAATTTATCAGTTCTATTTTTACAAGAATTTTACAAAAAACTCAAAAAAACATTTTTACCTGGTTTAGAAGGTAATGACTTTGATACAGATCTTGATGTAGGTAACTTTTTTAAGTTTGCTAGGAGTTTTTATCAATCAAAAGGTATTGAAGAGTCTGTAAGAATTTTATTCAAAGTATTGTATGGGGTCGAATCAACTATTCTTGACCTTGAAGGAAATTTAGTAAAACCTTCTGGAGCAGAATTCATACGCAGAGAAGTAATTGTTGCTGACTTAATTTCAACCACAGGAGACCCCCAAAATTTAGTTGGACAAACTATATTCAAATCAACAGACACAAGAACAAACGCATCTGTATCTGAAGTTGAAATATTAAAAAGAGATCAAAAAACATATTACAAAATTTCATTATTTGTAGGATTTAGTGATCGTGATTTAATAGAAGGTGTTTTCACAATTCCAGGTAAAACAAAATCTCTAACTGATGTAGCGATTAACGGTAATGTCATATCAGTTGACTCAACAGTTGGTTTTGGAGCAACAGGAACTATTATAAGTGGACAAAATATTATTGATTATACATCTAAAACAATTAATCAATTCTTTGGATGTACAGGTGTAGGTGTTAAAATTAATACTGCTGATGATATAAGATCGAATGAGACTATTTTTGGATATGAAAATGGGGATTTATCAAAGAGAGTAGATCTAAGAATTACAGGAGTTCTTTCTGAGTTAGTTCCTATATCAGATATTAGTCTTGTTAATGAAGGAGAAAATATATTTGTTAAAAATATTGGCGAAAAAATTAAAAACGATAATTCATCTTATAAAGAAATATTTGCAAATTCTTGGAAATACAATACATCATCTAGATTACAAGTTGATGTAGATGGAACAACATATTCTTTTAGAGCACCTATAGACAAATCTAATTTGAAAGTAGGAGATACATTTAATATTCTAAAGAGAAATCAACAGGTTATTGAGGGAACTGGAACCGTAAGAAGCATAGACACAAATTTAAATCAAATTACAGTTGACAATGTTGTTGGTTTTACTACAATATCTAATCAGTTATATGACATCAGAAGAATAGTTGAAACTGCAACAAGCAGTGGTGTTGAAATAGAGCAGGGAAATGATGTATTAATAACGGATGTATTAAATGTGTATAATGATGGAGATACTGATGGGTATGTCGCATCAAATTCACTTCCTAATTATGATATTACGGTTAATACAATAAAAGAAACCACTAGTGGTTTGAGTCTAGATGGTAAAAATATTTTTACAAATGAGTATAGTTTCATTCAATTTTTCCCACCTTCAAATCAGAATATTAAGTTTATACAGGGAGATGCGATAATTTATAGTCCTGCAACCGAAGTTTTGTCTGGTTTGGAGTCTGGAAGAACTTACTATGTTGACCCTATTGTACCTCCTGCAGGATCTAATATATCAAAAATAGCATTATACCAATCACGTAGTCAAATAGGCACAGCAAGCACTGTTCAGATAGGTATTGGAACAACAACTACACAGGATCATACTTTTATTTTACAATCACACGCAGATAGAAAACTACAATCAGATAAAGTTTTAAGAAGAATTCCATTATCACAGAATTTATCCATATCATCAAAACATGAAACTCCAATTAATGACATTGGAATATTAAGAGATGGAGTGCAGATTAGATCTCCAATCTCAGATGATATTATCTATTATGGAAACATAGACTCGATTGAAGTTTCAAATGGTGGTAAAGGTTATGATGTTGTTAACCCACCTTTAATCAGTGTTGAGTCTTCTTCAGGAACAACCGCACTTGTTCAACCTATCGTTACTGGAACTGTAGATAAAATTTTAGTTGATCCGCAGAATTTTGATATTGAATCAGTAAAAAGCATTTCAGTAACAGGTGGTAATGGATCAGGATGTGTTCTTCAACCAATTGTAGGTGTAAGAAATAGATTTATTAATTTTGATAGTAGGGATATATTCTTTAATGGTGGTATTGATAAAGATGATGAAACTATAACTTTTAAAACAGAGCATAACTTAGAAAATGGACAATTAGTTTATTATAGTGCTAACGGTAATTCTCCAATCGGTATAGGTGCTCCTTATGACACAAATAATATTATTACTGGAACTTTATCTGATGGAGATCCATATTTCGTTAGAGTAGTAAATCCATCAACAGTTAGGATATTTAACACAAAAGAAGATGCTCTTGCGGGTATAGCAGGTATTAATACTGTTGGATTATCAACAGATACTGGAGCTAGTGGAATTCATCGTTTTAGAACAGAAAATAGAACTACCCTTATATCTGTTAAAGTTTTAGAACAAGGTTCAGGATATACAAATCGTAGATTAAAATTAAATCCTTCAGGCATATCAACTGCTTATGATACAATTAATTTTAAAAATCATGGTTTTGAAACCTCAGAGGTAATTGAATATAATTTTGAGTCAGGTGGTTCAATAATATCTGGTTTAAGTACATCTAGCCAGTATTATGTTGAAAAGATTGATGATGACTCATTTAAATTGTCAACAAACACAGTAAATTTAGAAAGAAAAGCATATGTCAATTTGACATCTTCGGGAGTTGGTTTACAAGAATTTTTCTATCCAGAAATTAAAGTAAATATTGAAGTTTCTTATGGATCAACAGTTACAGGAACATTTAATTTAACACCTATTGTTACAGGACAGATTACAGATGCATATGTGTATGAGGGAGGATCAAATTATGGTTCAACAATTTTAAATCATCAAATAAAACCTGATGTAAAGATTTTAACAGGTAAGAATGGTGAACTAAAACCAGTTGTTGTAAATGGAAGAATTATTAATGTATCAGTAGTTAACAAAGGGGAGGGATATTTTTCTACACCAGATTTAGTAATATCAGACTCTGGAACAGGGTCAGGAGCGATTGTAAGACCTGTAATAGAGAATGGTCAGATCATTAGTGCAATTGTTATAAACTCTGGTATAGGGTACAATAGTCTTACTACAAATGTTGATGTTGTACCAAAAGGATCTAATGGATCTTTAGATGCTAGAGTTAGGAGTTTAAAATTAAATAGAGCAGAGAGATTTGGTGATTTCAATCTTACATCTCGAAAAAATTCTTTTGGATTTGGTGTTCTTGGATATTCTCAAGATATTATTAATTCTTTAGAGGATAGTTTTTCTCTCAAAGCAAATGGTGAATTTGATCAAATAACTGCACATTCACCTATAATTGGATGGGCATATGATGGCAACCCAATCTATGGTCCATTTGGATATACTGATCCCGACGATATAAACTCTGATCTAAAAATATTAACTTCATCATATAAACTCGATGTATCAAAAGTTGCTAATAGACCCACTGGATTTAAGGAAGGATTTTTTGTTGACGATTATGTCTATGATGGAGCAGGGGACTTAGATGTACATAATGGTAGATTTAGTAAAACTCCAGAATTTCCAAATGGAATTTATGCATATTTTGCTTCTGTAGGAATTTCATCAAATACCAGTAAATTAGAAGGAAAATATCCATACTTCATAGGAAAAACTTACAGATCTCCCTTTATCAATGATAATTTAATTTTAGATCATGATTTTGATTTTAACAATTCAAATTTATTAAGAAACACCTTACCTTATCTTGTTGATGAAGAATTTGGCGATAATGACTTTATTATTGAATCAAATGAAACAATAAGACAAATAACAAAAATTGAATCCGTCACAAAAGGAGATGTTGATGATTTAACTGTTTTAGATGGTGGAGAAGGATATAAAGTTGGTGATTTAACTGTCTTTGATAATACAGGCACGAATGGATCAGGTTTCAGTGCTAAAGTCGATGAAATTGTAGGTATTGGTGTTTCAAGAATTGATACGACTTTACAGAAATTTGAAAATGTAGTATTCACTTGGAAAGATAATGATAATGTAGGAGTAACAACTTTACCCTTTATTGAATTAAATGATCAAACTGCAATATCAGTTTCTGGATTAAGTACAAGTATAAACAATCTTACAGGATCATTTAAAGTAGGAGTTTCTACTGATACCATAGGTTTAGCAAAAACTATGGCAGTTGGAAATGTAAACGGTGTTATTCAAGATATTTACGTTTCGGATATTCCAAATACTGTATCAATTGGTGGATCGTTAAAAATTGGATCTGAAATATTAAGAGTATTAAATCTTTATCCTATACAAAAAGTAATAAGGGTGCAACGAAATGAGGGAGGTGGTATCGGTATTGCTCATACTTCTGGATCTAAAATTTATGTATCAAATAGTAAAATCAATATTCCAGTTAAAACTAAGAAATTTGAGTCTAAAGTAAATGATCTAGTATATTTTAATGGACCTCAATCAGTCGGAGTTGGTACCACAAGTGGTGGTGCGACCAGTGTAAAATACTTTATTGGAGATCTAGTAAAAGACTTATCAATACCTACTAGAACAATTCATGTACCAAATCACCCATTTAAAACTGGACAAAAAGTTACTTTAGTCAAACATAATGGTGCTAATAGATTTGATGTTGGTAGAACACCTAATGTTTCAGAATTTAAAATACCTCACGTTGGAAAAAATACACTTGACGTTTATGTTGTTAATAAAGGACCAGATAATATAGGTATTCTGACAACTAAAGTTGGTATTGGAAGTACAAGTGAAGGTTTATATTTCTATTCAAAAGGATCAACAGCTGGAATTTCATCTGGTTTATATTATTTCTCATCTAATCATAATCAAGTAATTGGTGATATTTCCAAAGTGACAACCGTTGTTACAACAAACGTATCCGCAGCAAATACAACTACACATAATCTTCAAGAGGGTGATATTGTTAAAATGAATGTGGTTCCTAATCTATCAGTTGGTATAGGAACAACAACACCAATATCAGTCAATTATAATTCAGAATATCAAAAATTATTAATAAATCCTTTAACATTTGCAGCATCAAACGTTGAAACAAATAGAATTGATATAAGTGATCACGGTTTGAAAACTGGTGATAAGGTATTTTATAGTGGATCAGCAACTGGAATATCAACGGGTGATTATTTTGTAAATAAAATTAATGAGAGATATTTCCAATTAACAGAAACAGAAGCAGATTTAAACATTACTCCAGTTAAATCAGTTTCAATTACAGCTAATACTGGTGGGGCAAATCAATCCATATCTTTAATAAATCCTAGAATTGATGTAGTAAAAAATTCTAAATTAACTTTTGGATTGTCTAGTACTACATTATTTGATTTTGATTTCAAATTATTTTATGATAAAGAATTAACAAATGAGTTTTTAAGTTCTCAAGATTCAGCAGATTTTAATGTTGTTGGGGTAGGAACAATAGGCATTGGAACATCACCTGATAGACCTCTAGGTGCTGAACTTACAGTTCAATATTCAAAAAATACTCCTCCTAGATTATATTATGGTTTATCTAAAGGTGGATATATTAGCACATCTGATACTGAAGTTAAAAATTATGCGGAAATAAGATTTGTTGATAGTACTTACAATAGTGAATATAAAGTTTTTGATGTTACAAATGAAACATTCAAAATATCACCTCTAGTCCCAGAGTTTACAACATACTTAGATACTAATTGTGAAAAATTAGAATACACTACGAGATCTAAAAATGTTCATGGTGCAATTAAAGATTTTAAAATTATTTCATCTGGTTTTAATTACAAAAAACTTCCCAAGTTTAAAACAATAACAAGCACTAATGGTAAAAATGCTAATATCGTAGCAGTATCTACATCTATTGGTAGAATTAATGATGTAAGAATTATAGATGTAGGGTATGAGTATTCATCTGATAAAACACTAAGTCCAGAGGCATTTATATCACCTGTTGTTAATATTGATAATCTTGATATTATTGAGAGTGTTAATATTGTTAGTGGTGGTGCTAATTACATAAATGCACCTAATTTACTCGTTTTTAACCCTGTTAGAAATGTAGTAGTTGATAATTCTTCACTACAACCTATTGCTCCTAATCAAACAATATCTGATGTTAAGGTTATCGCACCTGTTACTGGTTTAGATTCATTAAATCATAAAATTGTTGCTATTAATAATTCAAATGGAATTGGTATAAACTCTGTACAAACAAGTTCATCTGGATTAGTAACTTGTTTCTTAGAAACACCTATGAATGGATTTGTTGATCCACAACCATTTGCAATAGGTGATCAAATATATGTCGAAGGAATACAAAGAATCGGAGAGACAGGTGTTGGTGCAACTCAAGGAGGCATATCAACTAATACTACTGTAGAAGGTGATGGATTTAATTCAGATAATTATAATTATAATTTCTTTGAAGTTTCTGATTATGTTGCGGGAACACAAGCAATACTTAAATTCAATTTAGCTGGTTTAACAACTAATCCTGGCATTGCAAAAACATTTCAATCAGGATATGCATCAATTATTAATAAATTAAATTATCCTGTAATTGAACCTATACAAACAAGAGGTCAATTTGAATTAAATGAAACATTAATCGTAAATTCATTAAAAACAGATTTATTAGTAG